TAGGGTTCTGTAATGTGGACATAGCGAACATTTTTTAAACTAATGCCTTCGGCACCCGATGAAGTAATCATTAACACTTTAATAATTTGACCATAAAAATTGTCTGGTGCTAATGATTGAATGGATTTTACTATTGAAGAAGGCACTAATTTCCAATTACTATTTAAAACATTTTTGATGATTTCACGCTCTTCAGGAGTTTCTGATCCTGTATATGCCGCATACATTGGTTTTCCCATATTTTCTTCACCTATATTTAGCATAAATTCTCCTTTTTCATTTTTCTTTAATTTAAATTCTACAAAATTATTTTGTTTTAAAACCAATTTAAAAATACCAATGCCTACTAATGTTTTAAATTGTGAATATAATAAATGAATGCCTTTATGGTCGTCGTCTATAATATTTTCCAATATATGTAAAAATTTAGGACTATAAATTTGTAATCCTTCTTTTGATAAATATTTGTGTGAATATTTTTCCAATTCTTTTAATGCCTCGCTAATACGTTTGCTATAACTACCATCATTTACTTTTGGATTTGCTAAATCTTTTTCTAACTCTTTTATATCATCAGCATCATATTTACCATCTACATTTTCCAATTTTTCCGCAACACTTAAGTCATCTAATAATTCTTCTGAAATGTTTTTACTAATATTGTCACCATCTCCCTCGTCACTAATATTTTCTAATGTTGCCTCAATTGTTGCTTCATCATTTGGCATAGGTCGTTTTATGTCCGGTTTAGGAAATACAAAATTACAAAACGCACGAGAAAATATGCGATATGTTGATGTGCTGTCGCTATATAATTCGTCTCCTTGTGCTCCTCCCTTTGTTTTCTTGGATTTTTTCTTCTTATTTGCTTCTTCTAATTTACGTTCTTGAATACGCGCTTCTTCATAAACGCCAAATTGGAAATCACTCATCGGGACTTTAATTATTTTAAAGTCATTTGGATTAGCATGGTCATAAGTAGGCATTAATTGTTCTTGGGCACTTCTAAAATAAGAGGTAAGTCCAATTATGCGCATTTTAAACATAGATGGGTTATTGATAGTATTATTTGGATTAATAAAGAGTGCTTTAAAATCATCAAAATTGTCTGGAAGTGCTTTATAACTATTAATGTTTATTTTTTTATTTGCTATTTTGAGAGATTGCCCTTCAAAAGCAGACAGTATTTTTTCTATAAACTCTTCGCTTGTTATTACATCGCTTGTATAAACCAATTTATTTTTGTCTGCTGCGGACTTAATATATCCAAAAGGATTTTGAGTAATAGTGACTTCATAACTTACAGAATTATATTCAATAGAATCAATAAAGTTTAAAACATTGGCTTTGTAAAATAGTTCTTCTAATTTTTCCTTAGTCATAGTAGTTTTGTCTAATAACAACTTAAAATTGTAACTTCTTAGTGTTCCGCGTAATATATTAAATAAAATGGCAATTTCATTTGGATAATTAATAATTGGTGTTCCTGTTAACAATATTATTTTACAATTTTCAGCATCCATCAAATAGTTATATAATTTCATTGATAACGAGGTTTTCCGAGTTAATTTATTAACTATTCGACTAATAAAATTGTGTGCCTCATCTATTATTATTACTTTATTAGAAAAAGGATTAATTGTGCCTCCATTTGTCATACCATTTAAGTGTGAACTGCGAAGACCATTATAACTTATAAATTGATACTTATAATTAATCATTTTATCTAATTGCGCATTAATTTTTTTCTGGTCTTCAAAATCGAGAGAATCATAATTAGGTTCTTTTTTAACATTAATAAACCAAGCACCGCCATTACTAGCAATATATTCTTGTGGTAATTTTAATAATGTGCTTAAATATTCTACGTATTGAGGATGTGTTTTTGTATTGATGAATTCCCAATATTGATTTTTTTTGTATAAATAGTCACCGCATTTTTTGAGTTCTTCTACGTAGTTATCTCTCAAAGATGCTGGTGTCATAATAAGAATTTTCTTGTCATTTTTAATGCCTTCGGCAATGGCAATAGAAGAGCAAGTTTTACCGGAACCTAAACCATGATATAATAATAATCCTCTATAAGGTGTATAAATATTTATGTAATCTCTCACAATTTTTTGATGAATTAAGAGAGAAAAGTTATTACTTTCACTTGCCGAGCAACTAATGGATGTTTTGCCTAATTCCATTTCTTTTTCTTCTTTTAATAATTGTTGCTTATAGGGTTCAAAAAGTGAATTAATAAAACTAATGAAAATCTCTCTATTGTATAAATAATAATTGGGGGCTTTTATTAAAACATTCGGTTCTAACTTGGGAATTCTATTTATATATAAGGTTCTACCAATGCGAAGATCTTTTGGAATTACTAAAGTTTCGTCTATTGTTTCGCCTTTTATTTTTTTGGACTTAGATTTTATTGGTTCTGCTATGTCTGGATTACTTAGCTCTGGTTTGGGTGTTAATCGTTCCTTAGAAGGAAGCTCAACATTTGCCTTTTTCATAGTTTCATCGGAGGGTTCTTTTATAATTATTTTTTCTTGCGTTTTCATTATTTGTGTTAAAGTATTTTCTGGGCCTAATGTTTTTTTTGATTTTGTAGATTTTTGAGTACCTGTAGTTACACCCGGTTTAGATTCTTGTAAAATAGTATCTTTAATAGAAGGTGAAGGTTTGGCAAAAGTTGCCTTTTTTATTTTTTCATAATCTTTTTGCACAACTCCTAAATTTTCTTGGAGTTCATTAAAAAATTGCTCTCTATTTATTAGGTGTTCGCCAGTTTTATCAATAATATTGGGAGCAACACCTTCACTGGGTATTTGTATTAACACTTGGAATTGTTGCGGTTTTTTTGGTATGGGTTTTATTTTTAATTGTTCAAGAGTTTCATTTATCATTATTATATATAATTAAATAATATATAATAATAAGAAGTATTTTTAATATTTTACTTAATGTTTAATGTTTAATGTTTAATGTTTAATGTTTAATGTTTAAAGTTTAAAGTTTAATGTTTAATGTTTAAATAAATTACAAAGCAACTATTATGTTATAACCTCTTTTACCTGGATTATTATTAATATCAACGCCCTTACTTTTAACTTCTTTATAATTTAATTTTGCAAGTTCTTCTTTTAATTTTTTTTGTGTTTTTAAACATTTTTTTTTATTTAATTTGCACCATGATTGATATATCGTATATATATCTTTAATACCAAATCGTAAATTTGGTTTATCTGTTATTTTAAAGCACGTATTTGTAAATAATAGTATGTCTTCATTTATTAGTAAAAGATTTGAACTATTACATGGTGTTATAAGAGATATTTTAGGTGAAGTTATATTTAATGAAATTATTTCAGGTTTATCTTTGTCAAACAAATATAACCAACCATCAGGTGTTTTCCAATAATATTTACTTGGTAATCCTCCATCTTCAATAAAATTATCACCATTTTCATTTGTATATTCATGCATATTTTGTTGTTTATATTCCTCTTTTAATTGTGATTTCCATAATTTTTCACAATTATCCTTGTATAATATTTGTTTTTTTGGTATTTTGTGATTATTTTGTTCTGTATTTATAGTGTAATTATTTGGTTTAAAAACTGCTTTGTATTTTTTTTTATTAATTTCATCTATAATTATAACAATAATATTTGCTTCTACGCATTTATTTTGTATTGCTAGAGTTCTGAATGAATTAATTTTTTTATTTTTTATATATTTCATAAATTTCTCAATATATTCTGGATTTGCTGAATGTTTGATAGTATATGATTGACAATTATTGCATATTTCTTCGTAATTAATTTCTTCTAATTCAGAATACCATGATCTATCTTTGTTACTTAGTTCTTCTTCTCTTATTTCTTTTATCTCATTTACACATAAATAAGGAGGTAAGTTTGCTTCTTTACACCATTCAGCAATTTCAAAATCATTCATATCCTCTATAAGAATTAATCTATATCCATTAGTTTTTTTCTCAAAATGTTTTTGAGGTTGTAAGTTTTTTTGTTTCTTTGAAACATCTATAT